ACACAATTGCTATCGTGGCGATCTGGGAGTTAAATTATATAATTTTTCTAATACAGATCATAAGGTGTTAAAGGGAGATAGAGTAGCTCAAATAGCTTACTTTCCGTTGATATCTCTCGAACCACAGTGGTCAGAAGAAGTAGAAGAAACCGACCGAGGAGCTAACGGCTTCGGTCAATCAGGAAAATAATTATGAACAATCATTATAAAAATTTATGGTGTGAAAAATATAGACCACAAAAATTTGAAGATCTAGTTTTAGAACAAGAAATTAAAAATCATTTATTGTCTATCAATGAGGATACTCCTCATCTTTTGTTTCACGGTAGTGCTGGTATCGGTAAAACCACCTCAGTTAAGATTCTAGTCAAACATGTATTAAAGTGTCAGTATCTTTATATTAATGCCAGTGATGAAAATGGTATTGACACCATTCGTAACAAAGTTATTTCATTTGCTCAAACTCGATCTTTAGATGGAAAGAAAAAAGTAGTGATTCTAGACGAAGCAGACGGATTGACCGGAGATTCTTTGCGTATTCTACGGAATGTAATGGATGAATTTACAGACACCACCCGTTTTCTTCTCACTGCAAATTACATTAACAAGATTATTGAACCTATTCGTTCAAGATGTATGTTGGTTAAGCTTCAACCTAACCTTAAAGGTATTGTACAGCGAAGCATAGATATCCTTAGAGGCGAAGGAGTTTCTGTAGCAGATGATCAAAAGTCTGCATTGCTAAGTCTTATAGAAAAAAACAGTCCAGACATTCGTCGAATTATTAATGATTTACAAAAATATTCAGTCTCTGGTCAATTAATCATTAAAGAAGATAATCAAATATCAAATTTTGCGTCTTCTATATTTAAAGATTTAACAGCAAAGACTTCTAGCTTAGAAATTCGTAAAAAGATTATTGAAGCAGAAAAATCTTTTAATGGAGACTTTCAAAGTTTGATGAAAGAATTATTTGAATACATTTATCGCTCAGATTTTAAAGACAATGTCAAAAAATCTTTAATGTTAAATCTCGGAGAATATATGTATAGAGATGCAACAGTTTTAGACAAAGAAATTAATTTCTTTTGTTGTATAATTGCTCTGGAAAATGATTTAAAATAAATTACTTCTTTTTAGAAGTAATTTTAACCAACTTTGGTGCACCAGGTTTACTTGTATGTGCCAAAGTTGTATTTTTTACCGGCAAGAAGTCATCTTCTGGATGATTATCTACCTTTGTTTCCATTTTGAACACTTTGATATCACCATTCAAAGGCAATTCATATCTATTAGGAACTCCTTGTACAGGAGGGAGATTAATTCCATAATCTTTAATGTCTAATAAATCAAAATCTCCTGGAATAGTAAACTCATTATATTCTGTAGGCCACTGAACAGTGCGTGGATCTGTGTGTAAGCTAAGATACACATCACCAGCTCCTTCGTTATCATTAGCATCCTTCACATTTTGCAAGGATCCACGACTAACAACTCTTTTGATAAAGAACATAACTTCATTATTAATAAGTTCTTTTAAAAAATTAGAAAAAGCCTCATGGCCACTATAATGTTTTTTAAAATAATCACACTTTAAAAAACTAGGTTTCAACACAATAGGAGTGCCCTCTCTAAATCCTCCATTAGAAAAGTGAGAAAATGCTGTTTCAAATAAATTTTGAAATTTGTTAAATTTGTTATTCATACATTATAGAGATTTTAGGCATAAATATTTATCACCATGGCCGCTATTTATTTAGATAATATAGTTAAACCCAAGATTACTAATAGTGGTTCTGCTCTCACAGACCAATACAACAAATCTGCCTCTAATTATACTTATACAGATTTACACCTAGATTTAAAAATAGCCCAGAACATAGGAAACGGTTTAAATCCAGTTTTTTCTGCAGATTTTGAAGCAGACCATGATAAAAAAGCTATTTCAAATTCTATTTATAACATTTTTACCTGTAAGCAAGGTTGGAAAGTCTTATCTCCAGATTTTTATGGATCCCTTGATAGGTTTTTATTTGAACCCGTTTCTGAATCTAATGCTGGTGTAATAGGCAGAGATATAGCACGTTCTATAAACACATTTGAACCTCGCATAGAATTACTTAAGTTATACATTAAACCCAATAAAGAGGAATATAGTTATGAAATATCTATTAACTACAGGGTCAAACAATCTGGATTGCTAGATAAATTAGAATTTAGATTTAATACACAACACTATTCAGGGGTAAACAACATTACAGTATATGGATAATCAATTTTTAGCTTTTGATGCATTAGAATTGCGCAATAAAATTGTTGATAAACTCAACAATAGTCAAGTTTTTACTGATCAAAATTTTCAAGGATCTAATATTTCTGCCATAATTGATATTATCAGTATGGCTTTTGGTAGTTTACAATTTTACAACAGTAAAAGCTCTTCAGAGAGCATGTTTTCCGAAGCTCAAATATATGAGAACATGAATCGAATTGTTAAAATTTTAAACTACAATCCGATAGGCAAAACTTCTCAATCTGTTCCTTTTACTATCACCGCTTCTAGTGATCTCTCCGCAAATTCTTATATAATACCTCGCTATAGTTATACATCTGTTGGCGGTACTATTTTTACCCTGACACAAGATATAGGTTTTACAAAACAAACAGCCGGAACAGAAACCATTACAGACTTAAATCACACTTATATGCTGAGGGAAGGTTCTATACAAGAATATGATATCCATTCAGCTTTGGGAATTGAAAATGAAGTGGTATATATCGCAACCGGAGATGATGTTTTTATTGACCATCTTACTATAGATGTTTATGTATTAAAAGACACTCAAATGTGGAAAAAATGGACCAGAGTGGAAAATTTAACCCAATATTCTGCTACAGATAAGGCATATGAAGTAAGATATAACGCAAATAAAAGATATGAAATTTTGTTTGGAGACGATATCAACGGCGAAAAATTAGATACTGGTGATAAAGTAGCTATTTATTTTTTAAAAATAAACCCAGGTAGTAACACCGTTGGACCACATGCTTTAAAAAATAATACTTTTGTTCCATTCAACTCTAGACAATTTAGTACAATTTTTAATCAAACCAAATCTATTTTTGGTACCTATTTTACTTTTGATAAACTTAATTTATTGTCTTTAGACAATTTATTTCCATCTTCTTTATATAGTGATGAAGAATCTATTGAATCTATAAGAAAAAAAGCTCCAAAATCTTTTAGAAGCCAACAAAGATTGATAACAACTGATGATTACAATTATTTTGCTAATAATAATTTTTCTAATATTATTAAAGATTCAAAAGTAATTGATAATGACACCTATTTAAATACCCATTTAAAATATCTATATTCCATAGGTTTAAGCAAACCACAATTAGAAACTCAAATTTTGTTAAATCAGGTTAAATTTGCAAATTCTTGCAATTTTAACAATGTTTATATATACAGTATTCCTAAAAATTCTCAAAAATATTTATTATCAGCTCAAAAAGAAGTAATTTTAAAAGAAATTAATAGATACAAAGGACTTGGGGTTCAAATTGTTCCTATGGATCCCGAATACATGTTGTTTGATTTTTATTTAAAAGATTTATACAAACCAGCGACTACAGCAGATATTTTTCAGACAACTTTAAGAATACACAAAAATCCAAACACTCGCAGATCGAAGGCTTCTATTAAATTTGATGTAGTTAATTTAATTAAAAATTATTTCGACTCTGCAGTTCTTGGATACGATATCAATACCCATCAATTGACTACAGACATTATAGCAATAGATGGAGTTGACTACATAGATAGTTATCGCAAAGACACAGATACCGTCTCAAGGCAATTATCATTTTTAGTGTGGAATTCTAAATATCCTACAAATGATATAAATGTTTACACTCAAACAATATATTTAGATGATTTTAAATATCCTTTGATCAATAATGTTGCTTATTTAGCAGACCGAATTGAAATACTAGATCTTTCTTATTCTATAAAAATAGCTGACTTTTAATTATGATATCTTTCGTAAATTTTTCCGTAAGTTCATCTACCGGATATGTAGGAATAACTCCAATTTCTTTTTTTCCTACCATATACCCAATTACTAAAGACACAAAAGTTACTTGGTATTTTGGAGATGGATCTTCCAGCTCTTTATTATACCCAACCCACACATATTCTTCAGCTGGCTCTTTTCAGGTTAAATTGGTAGCATATAGCCCTAGTGGTGATGCTATGGAATCACAAAGCATCCAAACTATTACGATTACTCTCACTCTAAATGAATCTATATATTTTGAAAGAGTACCTCCACCCACTCACGCCGGATTTTTAAATGCTTATCCGTTTAAATTGGTTATTACTTCTCCAGACACTAAAGACCATTTTATACAATTATCAACTTTATTTTCTCGTTCTAGCAATCCAGGTTCTGGTACTAAATGGAATTTTCTCAGACCCGAGACTCGTTTTTATGATTTAAATGGAAATCAAATCCAAACCATAAAAACAATAGACACTATATTACACTCTAATTCTGCCGGTAAATTAAATCCTACTGGATCTTATGTCGCCGGAGTCAGTGGATATGCTGAATTTTATTTCTCGGATGATTTGTATAATATGGATGTAGCGACTTCTTCCTCAGATTATACAACCATCCTGGCTACATTATTAACAGATAATTCCAAAGATTATACACTCCAAACTGAATCTTTAAATTTTTTACCCAGCTATGCTAATAGTAAAGCTGTTGCGGTTTGTCCCTATGTCCAGACCTGGAAAACTCCTGATATTTTAAAAATAACTGAAAACGGAATCAGAGAACATGCAAATCCTCGTTGGTCTACTTCTAAGGTACCTATTATAGTCAATGCCACATATTCTCCGATAACTTTAGAAGATCCGTGGTTATCAGAAAATAATTTTAAATTTCCTTCAGATTCTTCTTATTTTGTTCATAGTTTTCCGTTAAAAAACGAAGACAATTTTCCTATAGAAGTGGGTCTAATTGGTTTAAGTGCTGTATTTAATCCAGAACCATATTTTAATTGGACTGATTATTCTAACTACAAAACTCCCGGATACTATAAAGGACAATTTGATGCAAACAACGTTAATACTTTAGGGGTTTGTATCACCGCAGCATTAACCGCAGCAATGCCTCCATTGACTGCAAACTTTTTTAATCCTCTATTATGGCTTTCTAATCCAGAAAATGGCTCTGTAACTGTAGCCCAATACAGTAGAGTCAATTTATTGTCGTCCTTAGTAGTACCCCCCATTGTTCAGCAATCCTTTGAAATGCCGGTAGTAACTAGTGGACTGAGTGGTTTTCATGGCATATATAGCATTGCAGCATTACCATACCCATACTACCAAGCTTGGATGTTAGACTCTGAACTTAGTTATTTATATAGAATAGATTCTAAAGGAGATATATTAAGTGCTATAGATATAAATGATTTAGTTACCACAAATTTAGGAATAACCGGAACAACCACATATCCGATAGCAATGAGTTTAGATAGCCAACAAAATATATGGTTAACGTTAAGTGACTCAGTGACATCTATAAAATTAGATAGTTATGGTAATTTCTTAACAGCCATAAACCCATCTTCATTTGTTTTTTCTTCTTCCAGCAGTTTAAGCAGTTTTGTTCCATGGTTGTGTGCAGAAAGTTACTTTCCAACATTAACCAGTTTTTTGACTGATGAAATATTCATAGAACCGACATTTTTAGATATTGATATAAATGACAATATTTTCATTTGTTACTCAAATCCTTTAAGTAGTTTCATTGTTCAATATAAAGCCGATGATTTTTCAGTATTATATGCTATATCTTTACCAGCCTTATCCACTCCTTCAGAGATTGTTTGTGACAATAATCGAAATGTTTGGATATCTTTACCGTTTAATCAAGGTGACAACTTAGGTTATATAGAAAGGCGTAATTCTACTTTAACCCTATTATCAAGTGCCCCCGGAGGTCTTTCTCGATTTGGGCCTTATCAAGACATTAATAATTTAACTATAGACAATAACCAAAACCTATGGTTTACTCATGATTATCGATCTGTATCCAAGATAACAGTAACAAATGATATATCCGGTAACGAATTATATTCGACTCAAACTGTTGAATTGTTTACAACTAATTCATATTTAAACGCAGACACTCATGTATTAGAGGGCATATGTTCAGATTTGGCTGGTAGAATTTATGTTATTAATTCTATGGAGAATTGTGTATATCTTTTAGACAACAACAGTGTGTCTATTGTGGATAGTTTTGTTATCAATCCGCAAGGTTTTGTACATTATTTGGATGTAAATAATAAAAATACATTGGCATATGGTAGAGGTAATAAATCTTTACAGGCTAATGGAGATTGGTCTGGATTTAGATGGACCAACAAATTTGGCTCAAAGTATCTTTCTTCTATAGAAAAAACCACTAATTATTTTTCTATTTCAGGAATATCTCGACCTTTAGATTTTTATGCAGATAATTCTTATGCATATGGATTAACCAAGATAAATGAAGACTTTGATATGGCTTCTTATATGAAAAAATTAGCTTTTATGCCAATTTTACAAGACTGTCCAGTTTTGTTTGATGATTTTTTTGCTAGTATATTAGGAAATAAATCTGGAGACTTAGGCACAAATATATATGAAAAAATTGCCAATTTTGTCAGTAACAATGTAGACATAGATACCTGCAATATAGATCAGTTATATAGTTTATCTCAGATGGTAGATTTAAACACAGATGATTTTTTGTTTACCTATCCTGAGTCTATAAAAAGATTAATGAATTTGATTAGTATCAATCAAAGTAGACTTCGAGGAGCTAAAGATTCGAGAAAGTATTTTTTTAAAAGTATTCCAGGCCAGCAAATAGAAGCGTTTAACAAAGGTCCTATATATACCTCTTCTATGGGAATATCGGCTGGTGAACTGGTTATATTAAAAAACAAAAGTATAGATGAATACCAACTAATTTACACTGGAAATATTAATAATTTTACTCTTTATTCAACCAATATGTTAGCATCATATATTAATTTGCCTCTAAATTGGGCAGAATATTATGAATTTTATAAATATATTTCTTTGAGTGAAGGTAAAACTTTAGAAGGGATGATAGATTGGGAGAATCCATTCACTACCATTAATTATAAGACTTCCTCCAAAGAAGAATGGCAGGGTAATGAGGGAATATATGAGACTCTATTAACCTATGAATTATACAAAGGATTAAATTTGTTGAACTATTAAATTTCATTCTAAGTATTATTGCCATGGCAGCTGCTGACTCCGCTTTTTTAATTGAAAAATTAGGTACCTGGCCTACAGAAACCTACAGAATTTCTCCCAGTTCTCAACTTATAGAACCACGGCTAGGAGAACTTCCGGCAGAGAATTTACTCAGACTCTGCAATGTGCCTATTAATGAAGTAGAAAATATTAATACACTTTATTACAACAAAGCATCTTACTTTTTTTCTAATCAAACTAGTCAATATATAATTAATACTGACGAGGGAGCATCTTTTGTATGGGATTTATCCAGTCACCGCACAAAATACAATATAGGTCATCAGTTTAATTATTTTTATGTAAATATTAACCCGGGAGCGGAAGCAGCTTTTAAAAGAGAATATGCATATTCTCTTTATCCTTCTAGATTATTTCTTAAACCAGTTTCTTTGGTTAAAAATATTAATTCTTGGACGCTAACAACCTCTGCCGTAGTAGCAGATCATACTACGTTTTTTTTCAAATCCTCTGCTTCTGAAGCTCTAGCATATAGTCAACATTATAATTTTTTAAATAGTGGACCCACATTTAGCCCTCTTCCATCTACATCAGATACTTCTTATGTTTTTAGTTTAAGCTCCTGTAGACAACGAATCAACTATCCAGTTATTATTTTTTCTCCAATCAACAATCCGTATAAAACAGTTCGAGCTCTGGAAGACGCTACTATTAATTCTAAAATAAGACCAGATTCTCCGTGTGTAACGTATTCTGTATCGTATTCTGCGTATGACGGTGTTTTGACTCTCGGGCAAGATCGAGTAGATACTCATCCTGACCGACCCCACTCTTTCAGAAGTTCTTACATTCTCAACAGCCAAAGTTTATCTAGCACCCGACAAGCATTTCAACTGCTACAGTTTAGAGCTTTAGGAGATACTACCTCCAATTTAGGCGATGCTAGTAATTGTATACTAAGTGCTGTCATAGATCTATCTTCCTCTACTGCTAATTATTATAGCAGGTATCATTATGTTAATAAAACAATATATAGTGATGTGACAGGAACTCCAGGATCTTTCTTAGGGTTAGATTTTATATCAGACAGCCCAATTTTATTATATTCTTTAGAAACTGTAAGTTCTACTCTTAGTACTTTTTATATTAATTCTGTTAGTTATAATTTAAACACTCCTATTTTGCCTTCTATTGCCAATAAGAGTATACAAACAACTACCAAGTATCCACCTCACTATTATTCTTATCAATTATCTTTATCCGCTCCAAAGCTAGGATTTAATAATTTAACAGATTCTTGTTATTTAACTTTTAGTCTAATTTCATCTGCAGTTTCTGCAAATTCTCAAACGGTTGTTTTATCTTCTTTTATAAGTTCTGACTATGGATTATTGAAATATGATCTTAAAAACAATAATGTAAAAGAATATATAAAATATGAATTATTATCAGATTCTTTTTTATTAGATCTAAGTGCTATTAATGTGTATTATGGTCCAAATAAAGACACTTATAATTTAAAATTTTCTCCATGGGTTCCAGTATCATCCGGAGCCGACTTAGTAATAGATTATCCCCACACACCTTATGGGGAAGCTACACTGGTGTTGAGATCCACTTTAAGTTCTGCTAGTGGTTTTATAACGTCCAAATTACCTACAGTAATAACTATAGCAAAAAACCAAACCCAAAGTTATACCGGATCACCTATATTTTTAAATCCAATTAATCAGACCGGCACCACTTTTGATGTATCTTGTGATATGTTGACAGCAGCTCCTCAATGGCCTACTAGAGATTTGAGAAATTCTTATATTACTTGGAGTTATTCACCATCCGGCTTAGGCGCTACTTTAAGTTCTTTAGATCTCAGTGGAAACATTGTCAAACCTTTATCAGCCAATGTACCAATTTTATTTTCTCCACAAACATCCTATGTAAGATTTAGTGATTTTGGTTTGAATACCATCACCATTCAATTATCTTCTCAGAAGTATAATGAAGTAACTACCTTACAATCTAACTCTGCCATTCAAAATCCGTTTGACGAAAAAAGATTTGTTATAGGACCCAGTAAAGCTCTAGATAATTTAAACAAAACCCGAACTATAGGTTTAACAGCCTTGGTACCATATCACGGTAAGGTGTATCAATTTCCAACCGGCACCTCATTGTCTTGGTCCTGGATATATGCATTTACATTACAACCAGAACTAACCCCAATTAAGGTATATTACTACGGAAGTGGAGGTTCTCTCACTCCATATAGTTACGGAACCATATTACCAGCAACTCAACTTAGTTCTATTTTTGTAGAAGTGACTCCTGGATATTCAACACAATTACCAGATGTCAATGATGTGGAATTGGTTTTAACGTGTCATTCACAAAATAATTTATTTAAAACTAATTATAGTTTTTATGTAGATGAATTTCCATCTAGGGATCTTTTAAATTCAGACTTTACTGTATCATATACTGGATATAACTCTATATCGGCAACTGTATTAGATACTTCTTTGAATCAATACATTTTGACCCGACCAAATGACAATACAAATGTATTTTCTCTGTCTTCTTATAGCACATCAGACATATCTCTAAGTACCACTTATGTATGGAGTGTTTCAGACAACACCGGACATACTCAATTAATTTCAGCATTTTACGGCAAACATCCCACTTTAAATCTTGCAATTACTTCTACTGATATTAATACCACAACAGTCTCATTATGTGGTTTAAGTGCTTATGCGGTGGGATGGCAAGATCCTAATTTAATAGAAAATGTAGATTTTAGACTCCCAGCATATCACAACATAGCAACGACAGTTACAATTTACACACCCAATTCAGCAGAATTTTATACTCCATTAAAATTTATTACATATCCAGAGTATTATTGGAGTGGAACAAAGGCAGTTTTATTAAGTGCTAGCAATTATACACTAGCAAGTGCTCCTACAGCATATAATAATAAAAAATCTAATAGTCAAAATTTTTATATTAGTGCCAATAAAATAATGTCAGAGTATGATTATAGTATTGGATCTCAAAAAACCTTTTTAACTACACTAAACTCTCCTTCTGCAACCTTAATATCTCTACCATATACATCAGAATTTCTCTCAAATAACGGTCTGACAATATCTTTAACTGCATATGGACAGATGTATCCACAGACTACACCTTTTCAATATGTTAAACCATCTAGTGTGGGTGGAGAATTGGCGATGTACAATTTCAACCTCACAGCTAGTTCAGTTTTACCATCCACAACTGATGTAAATTCTTTTGAAAAAAACCCAACACTAGTAAACTTTAATACAGATGTTCTTTTTTCTTATACTCTAGATTCAACTAAGATAGATTTAGATTATAAGAGATATATTTCTTTGACACAATTTATAAGAGCTGCGGATTCTACCTCACCAGTAATTCCAGTTAGTGGAGGAACTGCTACCTATGCTCTTAAAAGTACACTTTGGCCAGATTCTTATTTAGTAACAGTTCCAGCAACCACCGGAACTCAAACAATTAATTTACAAATAGGAGATCCCTATGAACCTGGTTATCTAACAGAAGAGCAAATCAACAGATTGAGCATATCTTTATACAGTACTAATATTCCATTCACAATTCCAAGCTCTACCTTCAGTAATTATTCATCCGGAGTTTGGCCACAAGGAGGTGATTTATGGAATCCAGTATTTAGTCAAAGAATTTATCCATTAAGTGGGGATAATAGATGGAGAACATTCACAGCATTTGCCACCGCAGTATCTCCCTCTATTTTTGTTTCAAATTTTATATCCATCACCGGAGCTCCAATATCAGTTGCATATACCTCTCCAGCGGAAGTAGATGATAATAATATTCTTTTTTATAGAACATATTTTGGTGAAAACGCCACAGATGGTGTAATTTCCTACAAAGGAGGATTAGCAGAACACACATACACCCAGCCTGGGACATATTTTATAGATTATGAAGCTGTCTATCAAGACGGAGCTACTAAAATAGGCACCTTAGCAGAACCAATCATAATTAAATCCAAATGGTCAGAATATAATCAAACTCATTTAAGAGATCTTAATGAGGAGATTATAGATTTGCCATGGACTCGAGAGCAAACTCACATCCAACCCAATGAATGGGGAGTAGCAGATATCTTTAACACTTCTTTAAAAAGATTAAGTGACAATTTGACCAAACTTCAAGACAGCACTCAATCCATCAATAATGATTTTCCTACCGTTTATTACGGATGGCTTGGATGTAATGCTACAAAAAAGGGATTTGGTATCCGCTGGCATAACAAATATTTTGGAGGCAAATATTATGCTACTCCATCAACTTTTAGTCATATAAATAAAAATGTTTACAAAGACAGTACCGTACAATTTTTTAATAACATAATAGATATTTCTTCTTCTGGTGATTATCTATATGTTTTAGATGATTATTTTAATGTTAGAATGTTTTTAAATAAAAACTATAAACCACAAGAAATAATATTCACTGATACCCCATCTTTTGTAAATCAATTTGTAAAACCTTCTAATATAGAAGTGGATGAAAATGGAATAATGTATATATTAGACCCACCATCTAATAAACTTTATAGTTTAAATATAGACATAGAATCACAAACCATTAATGTATCTATCAATGTCGGAGGATTTGGTGGACGAAACGATTCTAGTAGATTTTCTGCTCCATCTGATTTATCTTTGTCTGAAAACAATGTATTTGTTTTAGATTATAATAATAAATGTGTCAAAGAGTTTACTAGTGATCTAAATTGGATTCATACCTATTACACAGAAAAATTTGAAACTGATAGACCAGAATATCTAGCCACTCATTTTGATGGAATGTGTTATACTGTTTCAGAAAACCATAATTTGTATGTTTTTGATATATCATCTCCTTCTCCTCTATATATCACTTCTTTAAAAGAAATTAGTACATACTATCCAAACTCAGTTATAACTAAAATGACTCTGGATGAAGCTGGTGAATTTTTATACATCATTGCTTCTAATGGTAGAACTGGTTTATTATTCAAGTACAGTGCTCTTGGAGTATATATAGGAACTTCTCCCCTTGCCTACAATCCATTAACAATTAAAAAATCTTCTTATCGCAATTTACTGATGGCTATTCCACAAGCCATTGTAAAAATTCAAGATGTAGTAGATTTATTCCGTATAGGACAAGGTTTACCTACAAATATGTGGTCTGAAGAACAAATATTGTTAAAAAAAGACGATTTTGCTTCTGATATTTCTTACAATAGATGTTTGAAGAGAATTTCTCAGAATATAAAAACTTTCAGAAATAATCTCAATGGAAAATTTTCAAAAGTTACAGAAAGGCTTTCAGTTGGAATAGTTACCTATTATGCCCAGATACCTGTATCAATTGAAGAACAACCATCTTTACACAAAGATGTAGAGAAAGATACAGTCTCTGTAGGTGTAAATGAATTTCACCTTCCTCAAATTTTAAATAGAGAAATAGACAAAATTTACGACTCTATATTGTCTATCAAACAATTTTTAGATATTTATGCCCTTTCCTTACCAGACTTTAAAGTAGAAGGATCTGGAGTATCTGTAATATGTCCTCAGGGATTCTGTTGGTCTTGGAATGCTATGTCTTGTTACAATCTATCCCTACCATCCATAAGAATATGTAATGTAAATCCCATTACCTATCGAGAATTAGAATCTTCTTTTCCTATAAATTATGATTCCAGTGAAGGATGGACTAAAACCTGGGACAATGCTAGTTCAGATTGCTGTAACAGCACACCCAATCCCTTGGACGAATAAGGTAAATATTACATCCCACATTTGTTATGAGTAACCGTTTTCATTCTAAGTACCATCGCCAAAATCATCACACTTACTCTAGCAGTGATAATCCAGATGCTGGACACGACCCAATAGCAAGCCCAGAAGCTCCTTTCCAGGGACCGTTTGTAATCAATGGCACCTTAAGTGCAATTGCGCCACTTAGTGCTTCTGCTGGATTTTTTAAAAGCAATTACACCGGAATTGTGGCGTGTGGAAATGTTCTTGGAGCTGATATATACGGTAACACCTGTATTCATGGGAATTTAACCATATCAGGAAATATTAATAATGCTGGCGTAGGTGGAGGTGGTGGAGGAGGAGATTATGTTTTTACAGACGGTTTGCAGGTAAATGGAAATATAGTAAAAGTTTATACTGACCCAAGCACCATTAATATTGCCAATGACGGAAGAATGTCTGTTAACCTGACAACCATTACAGATGCTTTGTGTGCCATGGTAGGTCATCCGGCAACATTTAGTAGAAACTCTTATTGTTTTGCTGCTAATTCTGGCTTGCAATCTTCCCATTTAGCAACTACTTTTGACGCCTGTGGGAATGGGACTACTTGTTATGGCGTAAATTTAAAAGTAGACAACAATTCTATTCAAATAAATTCAGTATCTAATTTAGTAGAATTAACATCCGCAAGTCGATTTAAATTCATTCCGTCAGCTGGGTTAACTATTAATTCCACAATTAATTCTGGATATACTACAATTTCCGCTGCGGTAGATAATAACACCATTAAAATTATAAATGGTCAGATATCTTCTATAACCACATTTGGTAACGGAATGAATGTCAGTACAGATAAGGTTGTAACTCCAAATATAGACAATACATCCATAAAACTTGATAATTTTAATAAATTAAGTTTAGGTTATAATTTTTGCCAGGGAGTTTGTTTAAATAATTCTACAGTTACTGCAAACGTTGACGAAGAAACTATTGTAGTCAACAACAGCAACCAGTTATCTGCAATTAATGTAATAAAAACCAATCAACCACAAAGTTCTATACAAACTATTAGAGGATCGTTGACTGTTACTAGCGATTTAAATGCTCTTAGTGGAATAACTTTTGCAGATGGTACAAAAATTACTTCTTATAGCAGTATACCCAAAACTGTTGCATTTTTTGGCGAAAATCACACTAGTCACTGGACCGCCAATGTAGTAACTTCAGACAATCGAGTAATAATGTGGGGCAACAACAGATTCTTTTCCAGAGATGATACAGATAGTATATGGCCACCACACCAAGTTTCATTTGATGAATTTTATAACTTCACACTTCCAGCAAATACCAAAGTTATAAAGATGATAACTACCAGAGCTCATTCCATGGTGCTGTTTGATAATGGTACCTTGTGGTTTATAGGAGTAGATGCTCTGGGTAATTGGAATTATTATTTTCAAAAAATAGCCATTTCTGCATTTATAGTAGATTTTGAAACATCTAGTCACGGCAGTTACGATTGGCCAAATACAGCCGCCATAGACTCTAGTGGTAAATTATATACATGGGGTACTAATTATTACGGAGAATTGGGGCACGGTACATGGACTTACTGGCAAGATATTAAAACTCCTACTGGATTTGAAAGTGGTGTAAAACAAGTAGTAATGACACGTACCTGCTTGCATGTACTTAAAACAGACGGAACTCTGTGGTCATCTGGTGGAAATTACTATGGCCAGTTCAGCAATGGCACTAGTTCACCAGCTCAAACAACTAATACACTTGTAGTGGCTCAGAAAAGTTTAAACAATGATGGTAATTTGCCAGGTACACCATTTAATAATATTACTAAAATTTTTAGAAAGAGCACCTCTTGTTATGAATCTTTGTATGTTTATACAGCAGACAATTCTGTATATGCTGTTGGACTAAATGATTCTGGTCAATTGGGTGTGGGTGATAATACTAATAGAAATCTTTTCGAGAAAATAGCCACATTTACATCTGGTATTGTAGATATGGCAATTTATGGAGTTGGTAGTTATACTCATTGTCTTGCATATACTTCTAACGGTACAGTATACACCTGGGGATACAATGGTTATGGTCCATTGGGATTTGGAGATGATACTAACAGAAATACTCCAACCGTAGTATCTTCTTTAGCCGGCATAGCTCCAGTTAAATTAATAAAATATGGCATAGATAGTAATCCCACAAATTCTGCTTTTATAGGAACTGATGGTTATTTATATTTGGCGGGATGGCGAGCCTTAACCACAGAACAATGGACTGGAGCAAAAGATTATGTTACAAATTTTGCAAGAGTTCCTGTACCAAACGTGGTAGATGCTCAAGCCATGACCGGCATTAATCATGTTGTAGGTTGGTTAATCAAAGACAAATATAATAAAGTTTATATGATATGTGGATATCCAGCTTATTACATGTCCGGACCCACCAATCGCCAAACAAGACAACCAGCAGATATAACTAGTTGGTTTGTTTAAAAATAATTTATGTTTTTTGAATCTTCTGTAACTTTATTAGAATCTTTATCTTCTAGTGGTATAACTATAGAAGGAGTAAGCCCATTAATGCTTACTATAGATCCTTCTCTTTTATATTCTTCTAAAAATAGTGGTAGTGGTAAAAAATTAATCAGAATAGAATATGATTTTGGAGATGGTACTCCTGCACACATTCAAAAAATGTTTTTTACAACAAAAATTGCAGATTCTTCAGCACCTATATCAGAAGATTTGGGTGATCCTCGAAATTATCCTATAAAACATCTTTTTAATATAAAAGATGGTAATAAAACTTCTATTAACATTTCTGTAAAATGTGTTTGGACTCAAGACCCCTCACTAAGACAAGATAGTTTTCAAATATATAATATATTTTTAAATTTAAACACAGCTATTTTAGCTAGTAATCCAACAGAAATAAGTGCTAAATTTTTCGAAGATGTTCATTTAGTCACTACTAAAATGTTCGGAATAGATGACTCAATTATTTACAATTTTCAAACATTTGAACCATCTTATTTAAGCCCAGTTTTAGTAAAGTGGAAGAATAATAATATTCCAACTCTTCGGCAACAATTAATATCCACTCCCAGGTCAGCCGTTAAAGTTATACCAGCCTTTGACACTCAAAATAATTTAGATGAATCTGTAAATATTGTATGAATTTTGTAGAACAAGCCAATCTTCCAGGAGAATTGTGGTTAAGATCTCCAAACGGAGCCAAAGACACTGCAAATAATGTATTATCTGATGTATATGCCAAATATTCTCAATATTCTTCTTTTTATAGTGAATTAACTTCTAATTCTATTAGGAGATTTGATACTTTTTATGATTGTCTTTTTGTGGAAACAAAAAGTGGTTGTTTTTTTGAAAAAATTGTGATAGAAAACAATTCTATACAATCTTTTAATCGTTATAACCAATTTACTCCTCACTCTGGCCAAGTACCCGGATATGCTGCGTTTAACACCCGACCTGGGTACTGGTTTGATGATGTTAATAACTTAATATATCACGTAATTTTAACACCATCAGCTCTTAATATTAATTTTAGTTCTCGTTTTTATCTCAACATTCATGTAAAAATTTTTGATTGCAACACCTGTGATATAAAAACTGTTTTATTAGATCAACTAGTGCTTATATTAAAAGAACCCGGCACCGATTGGAGTACCTACAATTATGTTTTAGAAGATCCTTGTTTGACTTTTAATTTTTCTACAAAACATTTTAATATTTCTTTTTTAATTAAAAATATACCAAGACAAACTGGCATAATTAGTATTAATTTTAAATCCGGAGATTCAAAATATTATGATGATTATGTTATTACGGAAGTAAACGGCCACGTGCCATTTTTTAATATAGATCTGGAAAATACCATCACCAGACCATTCTTCCCTGGACTCATATATCCAATTCATATTCTTACCGTAGACCCCCAATTTACAAAAAACGACAAAGCTATACAAGTTCTCTCGTCTGATTTTAAGAAATATTTGCTGGTTATAGAATAAGTATAAACAAGATGGCCATCACATGCGAAGACATTCGGATCACAGACCTATGTAGAGCTGATCACTTAGTTAATAGTGATTTGTTATTAGCTGCTACCAATTTCTCTACTCAAGCAAGCACCCAAGCTGTCTCCGCTTGTGTTGTATTAAATTATATAACTGACAGATCCGCATACAGACTTGATAATCAGTGCAGTATTGTACCATCTAATCCCTTGGTTGGCCAAAGCTATAACAACACCATCACTCTTTCTAAATATTCCAATATAGCCAGTGGTTTGAGTAATCGTATCGATGCAGCTGGAGATGGTGGTGGATCTGCTATCGGTTCTGGTTGTTGTAATTACGTAGGAGATGATTTATCTGTTATTGGAGGAGGAGAACAAAATTCTGTAGATGCTTGTGCATCAGCTATTGTTGCTGGGGCTTATAACGGTTCTACCGGTATATACGACTTCATCGGTGCTGGTGTGTATAACAAAGTCACTCTTCCAAAATCTTCTATTGTTGGTGGAGAAGGTAACCAAGTTAATGCTACTAAGAGTTTTATTGGAGGAGGACAGGGCAATTTAGTAAAATCTAATTATTCTTCCATTGTAGGAGGTTATAGTGGAATAGTAGATAGTCCATACTCCACCATTGTAGGTGGAAGCAATAATATAACTTGTGGAGATCACAATTTTATAGGATCTGGTACTTGTAATCAAATAGACGGAGAGCATTCTTCTGTGAATGGAGGCTCTTACAACATAGTTAATTCCAGTTATGCGTCAATTGTTGGAGGTAACCTAAATAGAACTAATGCAAATCATAACTTTATAGGTGCTGGAGTAAATAACACCACTAACCAAAATTGTGCTTCTATAGTTGGTGGTGAAGATAATTTTGTAAATGGAGAAATCAGTTCTATCTTAGGTGGATATAGTAATGTAATTAGTGCTAGTGGATCCTCTATTGCCGGTGGATGTTGTAATAATGTTTCTGGAGAGTTTACTTCTATGGGAGCTGGTGCATGTAATGTCGCTAGTGGAGATTTTGCTTCTATAGTGGGAGGCAAAACTAATTCTTTATCCGGAAATTATGCTTCAATTCTTGGTGGTGAATTAAATAAAGTAGTTTGTGATCATTCTATCATAGCTGGAGGATATAACAATTGTGTCTCAGATTGTTTATCGTTTATAGGAGGAGGCCAAAGTAATTTTTCTAGTAATACTCACACCGTTATAGATGGAGGATTTTGCAATACAATCAGTGGAGAGAGATCTTCTATTGTAGGAGGTTATTGCAACAACATTTCTGGCAGCAATGATTTTATTGCTGGTGGAGGACGCAATATTGTAAAATCTAATTTTTCTTCCATAGTCGGTGGATTTAGTAGTTCTGTATTAAGTGGAGATTGTTCTTTAATTGTTGGTGGTGAATGTAATGTAATTACAGCCGGAGGTTCTTCTATTGTCGGCGGCATAAACAACCAAATTAACGGCTGCAACTCTGTTATTGGTGGAGGCTGTTGCAATTTAGTACAAACTTATCATTCTTCTATTGTCGGTGGTTATAGTGGTTCTGTATTTGGAGCTCATTCTACAGTGGTCGGTGGATGTAAAAACGTTGTTAATGGATGCAAGTCTGTGATCACTGGTGGTGCTTTAAATAACGTTCTAGGAAATGATAGTTTTATAGGTTCTGGTGAAATTAATAAAGTTGATGCAGATTATTCTTCTATTGTTGGTGGTGTTTCAAATACAGTCTCTGGCACCAAATCTGATATTGTTGGCGGAGAGTTTAATAAAGTTCAATCTAACTATTCTTCTATTGTTGGTGGATATAGTGGTTCTATATTAAGTGGTGATTATTCTTTAATTGCTGGTGGATGTTGCAATACAATCAGCGCAGACAGTTCTTTAATTGCTGGAGGAGTTTGTAATACCGTTAGTGGGTCTAAATCTAATATTCAAGGAGGACAATTTAATACAGTTAAAACCAATTATTCTTCGGTAGCTGGTGGATATAGTGGTTCTGTATTGACTGGAGATTGTTCTTTGATTGCTGGAGGTTCTGCTAACACCATCAAAGGAAGTGGTTCTTTAATTGCTGGAGGAGTTTGTAATACAGTTAGTGGAACCAAATCTAATATCGGTGGTGGTGAGTGTAATGCTGTTGGATCTAATTTTTCTTCTGTGGTTGGAGGCTTTAAAGATACTATAACAGCGGGAGATTATTCTTTAATCGCCGGTGGAGCTTGCAATAATATTAACGGAACAAAATCTGTTGTTGCCGGGGGAGAATGTAATATTGTTAAAAGTAATTACTCCTCTATTGTCGGTGGTTATAGCAGTTCTGTATTGACTGGGGATTATTCTTCCATTAATGGAGGACTTTGCAACGTAGTGTCAGGAACTAGATCTCAAATAGGTACCGGTGAATGTAATACAGTTAAAACCAACTACTCCTCTGTGGTCGGTGGTTATAGCAGTTCTATATTAACCGGAGATCATTCCACTATTGTAGGCGGATGTAGTAACGTAATCAGTGCTAGCGGTTCTTCTATCGTCGGAGGATTTAATAATTCTGTAAATTCTCTTGGTGGATTTTCTTTAATTGCAGGTGGGTGTAGTAATGTCGTTAGTGCTAGTGGATCCTTAATTGCTGGTGGTATTTCTAATAAAGTTAGTGGAGATAAATCTAATATTATTGGAGGAGAATGTAATATTGTCAAAACTAATCACTCTTCCATAGTTGGTGGTTACAGTAGTTGTGTAGCAACTGGAGATTGTTCTGTAATTGTTGGAGGTTTTAGTAACTCAATCAGTGCTAGTGGTTCTTTAATTGCTTCAGGAGGACTTAATATAGTTAAAACTAATTATTCTTCCATTGTTGGAGGATATAGTGGCTCTGTATTGACTGGTGATTATTCTTTAGTTGCTGGTGGATGTAGTAATGTAGTTAGTGCTAGTGCATCTTCTGTAGTAGGAGGATTTTCTAACACGGTTAAAACCAATTATTCTTCCATTGTTGGAGGATATAGTGGCTCTGTATTGACTGGTGATTATTCTTCCATTGTTGGAGGTTGTAGTAATGTGATTAGTGCTAGTGCATCTTCTGTAGTAGGAGGATTTTCTAACACGGTTAAAACCAATTATTCTTCTATTGTTGGTGGATATAGCAGCTCTATACTAACCGGAGACCATTCTTCCATTGTTGGAGGTTGTAGTAATGTGATTAGTGCTAGTGGTTCTTCTATTGCTGGTGGTATTTGCAATAATATTACGGGTTATAAATCCTCTATTGTAGGCGGAGAGTGTAATATTGTCAAATCTGGATATTCCTCCATTGTTGGAGGTTATAGTAGTTCTCTTGTAGCCGGAAATTACTCTTCTATTATTGGAGGATGTTGTAATATGCTTAGTGCTACTGGTTCCACCATAGTTGGAGGTACTAACAACACTCTTAAATCTGACAATTCTTATATAGCTGGTGGCAATAATAACAATTCTACCAATTATTCAAACACTTTTATTTTAGGAAGCAATGTTACGGCTACTTGTTCAAATTATACTTATGTCAATAATTTATCTGCAGTTTCAGACATTACCGCAGTAATTGTAAATGGCAGAACTTTATTATCTTCTCCAAGTGCTGTTATAACTAATATAACTGCTAGTAGTGCAGTTAGAATTGGTTCTTTCATAACCGCTCCTAGTGGTTATTTTATAGATACTACTGTAGATAATGTGTTATATGGTAACATAGTTCGAGCTTCCACAGTATTTAAATCTCCAAGTGCTTCAATAGTATGTGCAGTCATTGACGATACCATCAAGGTTTGCACTCTTTTAAGAGCAGCTAGTGCTTCTATAGGAAATGCCGCAGTAGATAATGTGTTATATGGTAACACAGTTTGTGCTTCCACGGTATTTAAGTCTCCAAGTGCTTCTATTTATAATGCCACAGTAGACGACACTCTTAAGGTTTGTACTCTCCTTAGAGCAGCTAGTGCTTCTATAGGAAATGCCGCAGTAGATAATGTGTTATATGGTAACACAGTTTGTGCTTCCACTGTATTTAAGTCTCCTAGTGCTTCTATCGTATGTGCTGTTATAGACGACACCCTTAAGGTTTGCACTCTTTTAAGAGCTGCTAGTGCTTCTATAGGAAATGTTACTATAGACAACACATTATACGGTAACACAGTTTGTGCTTCTACTGTATTTAAGTCTCCAAGTGCTTCAATCACTGCCGTAACAATTACAAGTGCTCAGTTTTCAAATGTATCTATTAACAACACCTTACTAGGAAATACTATATGTGCTTCCACAGTATTTAAGTCACCCAGTGCTTCTATAGATTATATAACTGTAAATTTTGATCTTACTAGCAATAATATAACCAGCCAAAACAACTTAATAGGTAAAACAATATATTCTAGTTATATCAACAACAGTAACAGAATAAATTCACCTATAATCAACGCCACCACTCAAATATTAAGTGCTGGTACAGACATTGCGTCTTTGTTTCTTAAAGCCGGTAGTGTTGATGAAGGATTTTCTACAACTTTATACCCTTACAAAGCACCTAATTTTATCTCTTATACAGTTTCCAATAACTCAACAACAACCTTTGTTCTTCCTGGAAATCTTTTTGTAGGAACACTGGCTAATGATTATATAGTCTTCATAGACGGGATACATCAAAAACCATCCATTAATTACACTGTAGATGGAGTATATGGGTTGATAACCACTTCCACAGTTCCTTTAAGTTCTAAAGTTAATATTTTCTCTTATGATTATAGTGGTAACTATTCTCTAAGACCTAATATACAAACATTCACCAGTAACGGAATTACCTCTTTGTTTAATCTTAGTATATTATCTTCTACTTATAATCTAGAAAATACTCGTTATTTTGTATTTGTAAATGGAATTATACAACAACCTGGCATCGATTTTGTTATTAACTCCATTGGTGGTAGATCCATTCAATTTACAACTCCCCCTCCCACAATAGGAGGTTTAAATGGAACTATAGTAGTTTATGAATATTTGTACGGATCTCTTGGAATAACTCAACCAGATTTCTTATCTTTCACCGGCAATGGTTCAACTTCAGCTTTCAATGTTAGTACTTCTTATATCAGTCCATCTGCAACCAACTATCTCATATCTCTGGGTGGTGTTGTTCAACGACCAGAAATAGATTATGTAGTAAATTCTGTTAACAATGGAACTATTCAATTTACAACCCCACCTCCATTAAATGCCAATGCTGGAGTATATTATTTTAAATTTGGTAATTATAACAGCAATCTTAATATTGTAAATATAATCTCCAAAACCACTCCAATGACTGCTACAGGTGATTTTATATCTTTAGTAATAAATGGAAATCAAAAATATATTCGTCTCTGGGAAGGTTAACAAAATTTAAATTATGAGTTTGCAAATATTATCTCAACCACAACTAGTCCAGAACTCATTTTCTGTTAATGGAGTATTAAGTGCTACTACAGCAGTATTTAATTCTATCAGTGCTAATTACATATACGCTGGCGGCTCTAATATTTTAGGGTTAAGTGGAGGTGGAGGAGGAGGTGGTAATGATCCTACTAAATTACCATTGACTGGTGGAACTATTACTGGAGATTTAACCATTGTAGGAACTCTTTTTGTTAATTCTTTAAGTGCTAGTGGAGTTTTATATGGTGATGGAAGTAAATTCACTTTTAATAACGGTCTGACTGTAAATACTTTTACATCCGCAGTTTCTTTAAGTGCTCAATCTGGTGTATTTTCTACTGGAAATATGCTTCTTGGTCAAAATGAAGGAGGATCTTATTTTGGCAGAACGGAAATTAAAGAATCTCAGTTATACACAAATAATAATAACATTAAATGGAACATGGTAGACTCTAATCTTAGAGATTACATTGCATTTGCAATGTCATCTGATGGACAATATCAAACGGCATTAACTACTTCATATGGTATATTCAGATCAACAGATTATGGAGTTACTTGGAATAATGTAGATTCCAATGTTAGAACTTATAGAGGAATATCAATGTCTCTAGATGGAAAATACCAAACAGCAGTGGTTTATTCTATTAATGCAGTTTTTGGATCTCAGACTATATATAGGTCAACTAATTATGGAGCTACGTGGACCATGATCAGTGATGATTTTGGAAGACGCTATACTAGCGTAGCTATGTCTTCTGATGGAAGAATACAAACATTAGCATTATATAATGATACTGCTGGAGGTATATTCAGATCAACCGATTATGGAGTAACTTATAGTCCAGTAGATAATAATACTAGAAATTACCTCTCAATAGGAATGTCTTCTGATGGTAAATATCAAACCGCAGTCTGTAATGGTGGAGCTGTGGGTAATAGAGGTATATTTAGATCAACGGATTATGGTGTTACTTGGAATAACGTAGATTCCAATTCTAGAAATTATAAAGCAATATCAATGTCATCCGATGGCAAATATCAACTTGCGGTTGGAGGTGTTTATGCTGGGTTTAGATCTACAAATTATGGATTAACATGGACTGACATATCAATATCAGGAGCATTTGAGGCAAATTATAATGCAGCAGCAGTTTCGTCAAATGGTAAAATTCAGTTGGTTATGGCAGGAAATGGAGTTGCCATGTCACCAGATTATGGTGCAACGTGGAGCATTGTATATCCTCTTTATAATGGTACTGGTATTGGAATGTCTTCTGATGCAAAAATGCAGATTGCGGTTACTAATGGATCAGGACTATTTAGATGTGTATTAGATTCAGTTTTAGAAGGTAATTTAACAGTTACCTCTTCTGTTTCTGCTCCAGCTTTAAGTGGAACTCATTACGGTGACGGAGGTAATCTAAGTGGAGTAATTAAAACTCAGTATACTCCACCAGCCAATGCTACTTTTACTTCTTCAGTTTCTGCACCAGCTTTAAGTGGAACTCATTATGGTGATGGAAGTAAGCTAACTGGTATAGCTGGAACATATACCCCACCAGCCAATGCTACTTTTACTTCTAGTGTTTCTGCTCCAGCATTAAGTGGAACTTTTTACGGTGACGGAAGTAAGCTAACTGGTATAGCTGGAACATATACCCCACCAGCCAATGCTACTTTTACTTCTTCAGTTTCTGCACCAGCTTTAAGTGGAACTCATTATGGTGATGGAAGTAAGCTAACTTTCACCAACATTCAAGCCCGGGACGCCTCCACCAATTATCCTATTGGAGGTATTACTTTCAGTAATGGTTTTGTCTCCTTAAGTGCTAGTAGCTTTAGTCAAATAATAACTTTTGACAATGGAGGAATCCGGCCCAAAGTAACTATATACGGAACAGTTTCTGCTCTGTCTTTAAGTGGTATACATTATGGTGACGGTAATAATTTAAGCTTCTCTAACATTCAAGCACGAGATATTTTGTCAGGGCTTCCGAACGGTGGAATTACTTTTGGTTCTAATAGTATTACCTTGAGTACAACTAATACCCAAGTAATGGGTATAGATACCACTTCTTTTACTAAGGCAACTATATACGGATCAGTTTCTGCTCAGTCTTTAAGTGGTACATTTTATGGAGACGGAAGTAATTTATTAAATTTAAAAATAACTACAGTTGTAAATGGAAGCAAGTCTGGTACATACACATTAGCTCTTGCTGATGCTGGTTCTGTTGTCTCATTTAATTCAACCAGTTCTAATATTTGCCAAATTCCAGCAAATTCTGTAGTTCCTTTTGC